CTACCGCTCTGCCTCGTAGACCGCCACGCCCTTCCCAACCGGAATCCACTTCTCCTCCGGATCACCCGGCCGACAGATGGCCACCTCTACCTCGGTGCTCTTCCCTTCTGCCGGCTCAGCCGGACGAATGGCAGCATGCCGCAGCAAGCTATCCATGCCGGGCACGAACGTGCTCTCAGAACAATGGAACGACCAAACCCCCGCCCGATTCGCATCGTTCACCTTCCGATCAAGCTTCAGCGTCCACCCTTTCTTGAGTCTCACCACCAGCACGGCCATGCTCCCATTCAAAATGGGTAGTCTACACGCCGCCCGCCTCCGGCAGCGGATACCTGGCCTTGATCTCCTCGACCTTGGCGATCCAGGCAGAGTAGTCCGGTTCCACGCCGGCCTTGATAGCGTCGAACTCGGCCTCGGTCTTGAGCGGGTCACTCTCCAGGCGGTAGGCATTTGCCCGCGCCACGGCGGCGGCATCGTACTCAGCCTGCCTGCGCTCTTGCGCCTGCTGTTCAGCGGTTTTTACCTTGCTCCAGTCGATCATCGCGGTAACTCCACTGGGCCATCGGCCTCGATCAGCAACGGTTCAGGGAAGCGAGCGGCGGCACTGGCATCATCAGCCAGCGGGAACCGCAGGATCAGTTGGATGCGGCCGGCGCGTCGCACTACGGAACCAGCGAACCACTCCGATCCAATCGCCTCAGCCGGCAGTTCACCGCCCTCCGGTAGCGGTGTGAAGTCGAACGCCTGGCCGTTCACGGTGAGCACATCGCCAGCCCTGCTCAGCGACAGGTGCTCGTCGCTGCCTGGCAGCGGATAGTACGGTGACAGTTTGATGATCATCAGAACCACCTCCCGATGGCGACGACCCTGTTATTCCTAGTCTGAGCCCCTGACGTGAATGATGCCGACGATATGCAGAAGAACCCCACCCCAGCCGTACCCGCGGATGGATTGAAGTAGGTCGATCCCTGGTTTCTCGCCGACACGCCTGAGTCATAGTCTCCACCAGCACCAGAAGCGGAGACAGCCCCAGCGATGGGGTACGAGGAACTAAAGCTCGCCGGGTACGACCAGTTCGCACCGACTGATGAGACCCCAGCGGTGAAGGTGAGAGTGTTCGTCCAACAAATCTGCGTCCCATCCGCGAACCGCACATACTCCCCGTTCGCGTTACTCCCGCGATCAATCACCGCACCGGTCGGTACGCCGCTCGACTGCGAAACGGCGCCCAGAATGCTGTCTCGCGAGTACAGAGACCCAGTGGAACCCAAGGCAGTTCTAACTGCAGCACTCCCAAGCCCAAGGGATGTGCGAGCGCCAGCAGCGGTTGCAGCGCCAGTACCACCCAGGGCAATCGGCACCGTGTCGCCATCGGCGAACTCGCGGAGACTGCCGTAGCCGTTGCCGTCGGCCTGGAGTTTCGTCGGGCGTACATCAGCCATTGAAAAGCACCTGCAGGTTGAGAGTTACGCCGCCGGCGGTGTACGCCGGCAGTTGGCCGTCAGGGTTCATTGTGAGCCGCAGCATGGAGCCATCGGCGAGATAACCCGGCACAGCCGCGGGGATACGCACGTTCATCGGATAGGCCACCACCACGCCCGCGCCGTTGGTGACGAACTGGTCGTAGCCGGTGCTGCGCCGGACGAAGTAGATCGCGTTCGGCTCCAGCGCGGCAGGCAGTTGCGCGACGACCTTGTGGGTCTGGAGGACGGCCATTACCAGGCCGTCCCATTCCACTCGGCCGGGATCGGCTGGCCGTTGAAGCGCACCAGGCCAGAAGCCTCACCGAACTTGTCCAGCGTCGACTTGTTCGCGTGCGTGTGCGCCTGGGAAACGGCAGTGTCGATCTGTGCCGGCGTCGAGGTCGGCCGCCCATTGATCGCGTCCCAGTTGAGCTCGACGTCCATGCTTTCGTATTCAGCAACCTTCAGCCAGGCGCTGGTCGCCGGGTTCCAGGCGTACAACGCCGCGCCGGCATCTACTGTAGGGTCCGCACTTGCGTCCTGAACAAGGACGAAAATGGCTCCCTCCGGCTCCAGGGCGTCGCGGGCGGCGATATCCGCAACGAACAGGATCGGCGCGCCGGTGCCGGGCAAGCTGGCCAACGCCTCGTTGATCAGCGCGTTGATCATCGCGCTGTTACCGATCGAGCGCGCCACTCCGGCGCTGTTCGTCAGGTACGACTCCGAGTAGCTGCCGTTCTCGACGAAGTAGAACGAATCGGGTTCCAGCGTACCCGGCAGGGTCGCCACTTTGAAAAATCGAATCTGGGCCATTTCATCACCAATCAGTCGCGCCCCATTGGGCACCGTCTACGCCATCCCTCCCGGGAGGCCCTTGGTCACCCGCAACAACCACAAGCACATCGGCCGGCGGCGTCACGGTGACCGCGTATTCCTGCATCTCGCTGAGCACAAGCGGCTCGCAATCAACCTCGATCGCCAGCGCCCAGGGCTCGGCGGTGTCATCCATCGCACCCTCCCCCACGGCTCACAGTGATCGGACCGCTGTAGTAGCGATGGACCGTTCCATCCGGGTATGTCACGTCCACGTCGTAGACCGCCGCCGACCATTCCAGCGCCGCGGTAGCCGATGCCGATATCTCGCGCGAGATCGTTCCGGCGCCAGCGATCTCAAGGCCGGAGCCGAGCGCCAGCGTCATCAGCACAGTCCCGCCTGGCGCGTCGCGGATCTGCATCCGTACCTCGGCGCCAGCCAGGTCAACGGGTGGCTGGTAGATCAATTGCCCGCCCACAGGCGCCAGCCCAACGGCTGAAAGCAGGTTGATCTCGACGGTGTTGTCGTCGATGGACGCGACCCGGTGGGGCAATTGCCGAAGCCGAGCGCGGTTCAGTTCGGGCATGCCCTGGACGCCATCGATCCAGGCTAACCAGGTGTCGGGCAACCCGTGGCCGGGGATGGTCAGCCGGACGGGAGCGGTCGACGCGATCTGGTTGATCGGCCGGTAGACCAGGCTCGGTTGCATGATCCGCATCGTGTCGCGGAACGTCGCCCCTTTTTGAATGCGCAGGGGTACACAGGCCGGCGTCATGCGGCTTCTCCTTGAAGTAGTAGAAGGGGCTAAACCCAACTGGTCAGGTACTGGATGCACTCCGAGCCGCGAGAGAGCTCTCCGGTGACGGGGTTGCAACTGGCTCGCACCCAGCGGTCGGCTGGCTCCCAGAAAAAACCGCGCCGGTACTCATGCGCGGGCTTACTCTTGGTCAGGGTGTCGGTAACCGTTCCAGAGGTCACGCCGCCGAGGCGCACGGCCGGGCCCTGGCGAACGCTGACGGTTGTTGTGGTCTGCCCCTCGGGATAGTCGAACGGATCGCGGATGTGGCAGATGGCTGCGCTGTTGTTGCTCAACGCGGAGAGCCACACCTGATGCTGGTCCTGGTTGGCCAGCATGTTCTCGTCGTTCACAAGCCACTGGTAGGTCACAACGGTGTTGACGATATGCATGCCTGGGGGGAATGTCGTCGTCGGCGGGGTGACCACCGGCCCCCCCGTATGGTCTGGGTCGGTATAGGTCGTGACGTCATCCGGCTCCCCCGTACACTTCACCGTCCGAGTGATCTGCAGTCCTGTCCCTGGGATGTAGATCGCCTCGAACTGCTCTGTCAGCACTGTGCTGTCGACAACTGATCCGGAGCCGCTCAACAGCGCAACCTCGCTGCTTCGCTCCGTCGCTGTTCTTGTCGTCACGCCGGGCTCGTTGCGGTACTCCTTAAGTGCATAGTGGCGTCGGTTGTAGCGCGCGGTCTGGATGTTTCCCTGGGCGTCATACCAGGCGGTCAGCAACCCGGAGGTCTGGTTCCATTCCTCTCGATAGAGCGTGGTTTCAATGGGATCGCCCGGCTGACTGCTCTCGTCGGTCACCTGATGAACCGGATTACCGAGCGCGGCCTGGCGATTCTCGATCACGTCTATTGTGACCGTCTGACTGTGATCCGCCTCTGGATCTCGGATATCCGGGGCAATGGTCACCTCGACGAGACCATACAACCCCTGAGGGGCTCCAGACGGGGACGAACCGCTGACCACCGACGTTCCGGGCGGTGGATCAATCTGCCGCATCCCGTCACCCTGTGTCACCACAACTCCCAGCAGCAACCGATTTCGGTAGACCCCGAGCAGCTTCAGGTAGTCCAGTTTGACGTTTTCACCAAAAAACCAGTAGTCGAAGTTGCTCCCGAGCAGATCTTTTACCGCACACTCCGGCTGTCCTGCGCCCTGTCCAACATCCTCAAGCGTTATCTTCTTCCGAAGGGCGTGAATCGTTCCGCCCTTTGTCCAAAAATCGAGGTAGTAGCTGCCCTGCTCCACATTGAGGTAGATATCCACATACAGCGGGCGGCGCGGCTCCTCGTCGCTAGACCACCAGAGGGGGAGCCCCCTGAATGGGGCGTCGCCTGTATAGGACTGCCCCTCGGCCGAGGTCGTCGCGCCGCCGTAGTACAACTGATAGTCGTAATTGCCTCCGCCTCTGAGGATCGTACGCCCCCACCACTTCCCGCCCTGCTCCTCGACCTGCAGGTCGTCCTGGTCCGGTAGGCCCATGTCGAACAGATGCGTGTGATTCATCGGCCAGTTGCCATAGTACGCGATTGCTGGGCGCGTCGCCCCGTTCGGCAGGGTGACGTAGCCGGCCAGATCATTGTTCGGCTGGCGGATCTTTCCGTGCCACGGCCAGCCCATGCGAACGACCTCGCCGTCCCAGGGCATCAGTTGATTCATGCCTTGAACTCCATGCGGCCAATATTCGAGCCGCCATCCTGCATCTCGAAGCTGGTGACGCGCTTGAACACAACGACGACCAGGCCATCGGTGCTCACGATCTCCTCGTCGGCCACCGTGCGCTTCGACTTGTCGGTCTCGGCCAGCGGCCAGGACACACCGCCCCCGCCGATCTGCTTGCCGGCGGGGTTGTAGTCGGCCCTGCCGCGCGCAGCATCCAGGGCGCCGCGCGGGTCGATCTTGCGCAGTGCGCGTACCTGACGCTCCGGCTCGATCAGCCGGTTGAGCGCCGCGGTCAAGCCCTGGTCGCCACGCCGCTCCGCTTCAACCCGTTGGCCGCCGGCGCGGCGGATCGCTTCGTTCCTCGCGCCGAGGCCGCGGCGCTCGTCTGATAGAGCCATGCGCTATCTCCTACGCGTTCGGCACATCGCTGAACACAAGAATCGACAGGGTGAGCTCGTCAGCATCGAAATAGACGCGCGCCCACACCTCGCCGTTGAGGTCATTTGCATTGATCACGAATCCATACGACTCCTGAACCGCCCACTGCCTCGAGGTGCCCACGATCGACATACCTCCGGGCAATTCACCCGATGTAACCCTGATTTGCAGTTGTTGCCCGCTCGGAGCCGCGGTTCTGAGATTCAGGTCGAACTGTCGGGATGTGCTGGGATCGATTCCAATTGCTGCAGTGCCGAGCTCGGGAATTGCGAACAGACGGGCCTCAACAAATGAGTGTTGAGGCTCGAGAAGGAACTGGCCATCGGTATTGACATGCAGCACCTCGCTCGGAGCGCTGCCACCGCCACTACCCAGCTTCACCCAATCGGCACCGCTCGCTGTGCCCTTCGCCAGGTATAGCGCGCCGTTGTTCGTGTTCACGTAGTGAGCACCGATGCTTGGTGGCGGATCGAGCGGCTCCCCGGCGCCGGACAGGACGTGCGTAACAGTTGCCATCAGTTGTTCTCCATGATCAGGTTGTTTCCGGCGCCATCGACGAGAGCCGAACCGCTCGCATCGACCAGGGCTCCTTCGGGAGTGCCGCCCTCAAGGGCCGCGATTCGCGCTTGCAGTGCCATGAGATCGCCGGCCGTGACGGCTGCATAGATCGCCGACCCCGCCGGCCAGTTGCCGTCGGCGGTGGCTTCCTGGGCGCGCTCGATCGTCACCACCCCACCGGCGCGGGAGGTTGCTTTCACGATCTCATGCTGAGCGCCGGCAGCATCCGCCAGCGTCAACAGCACCCAGTTACCGCCAGAGAGCGGCAGCAGCGCGGCGGCAGCATCCGGCACCGTCAGGCTCAATTCGCCAGGCGAAAGGCCGGCGCTCAGCGTCGTCTTCCAGTTGTTGATCCAGGCTCTCGCCATCGCTACATCTCCAGTAAGTCGTCAGGCACGGATACCCGGTAGGTGGCCGCGATCTCAGGCGCATGCTCGTCCCTGTAGGTCTCCGGAATGTCTTTCGCGGTCAACGAGAAGCGCCGCGGGAACAGTTCGGCGCCGGGATCGCGATTGCTCCAGTTGCCTGAGAAACCATCCGCCTCATCGTCATACGCGGGACTGCCGTTGCGTCCTCCAAGCTGCGTCGAGAGCTGTCCCCCGCCCGACGGTGGGCTGACGGGATCGGACGAGCCAGCAGGAGGAACAAGGGGGTCTGCGGCGCCAGCGCCACCTCGCATCACCGCGATAGAGATCGTAGTAAGGGCGCTACCGGACCCGAGGTCGAACCGGTCAACAATGCGTCGACACTTGCCCACCGCACGCGCGCCCTGATCATCGAGGCGGAGCGTATGCACAAGATCGATCGGCAGGATCATCGACGTCGGAACATCCCAAGTTACGGTCGTGCCGCGGTGCGCAGCAATAAGCGTCGTGGCGCCCTGGGCCAACAAGCAATTCAGGGCGGACAAACGCCGATTGCCATCCTTCTCGTCGTCGTGGCCGGTGCTGCCGCCGGTGATCGGGTCGCTTTCCCAGCGCTCGGCCTTGTCCGACTCGATCTCGAACGAGGCGCGCTGCCGACCGACAATCGGACCGGTCGCCGCAACGCTCGGCTGAACTTCCATGACCAGCCGGTAGCGCTCTGTGACGGACTGCACCCAGCGCCGGCCAGCTATCCAATTTCCGCCGAGCAGCAGCTCGGTGAAGTCATTTCTCCATGCCGCCGGCGGATTGCAGTAGACGCCCGTGGGCGGAAGTGGATACCAGGTCGCATAGAACAACGTCTGGCCGCTGCTTTCGGTCGCTGAGGTGATCATCTCGACATCCGGTAGCTCGGTGTCGTCGCCGCGCCAATTACAGAACCCCGCCTCGCCAACAGCGTTACCCGTCCCGGGGTGCTGCCATCCATACGATGCGTTCAACTGCCAGAGCCGGCTGAATCGGTAGTCGCACTCGATCTCGATCCTGTTCGTCTGCGAACTCAGGTCGGCCAACTCGACCGCAAGCGACCCGTATACCGTAGAGCCTTGGCCGAACTCGAAGGCAGGAGCCACCGAAAGCCATGACGTGACGCGGAGAGCGCCGTATGGCGAACAGTCCAAGCTCCCGGTAACGCTGGTCAAACGCTCCTGGGCGTAGTCCCACCGTGAGCGCCCATCGACCGGTTCGAACACATCTGCGGACCAGGCGCCGCCGACCAGGGCGTCGACGGCCGCAATCTCCATGGCCTCTACACGCTGCTGCAACTGGTCCGTGCAACTGACGTCCAGGACGCGCCGAACAGGATTCCAGGCTGGCTGCGTAACCCTTCCCGTAAACCGCCGGCCCTGACTCAGCTCGCCGGCGGTCTCCGTTGCGTAGTCGATGGTTACGGCTCGACCAATCCAGTCCGTAGGGACAACAGGGCCGTCGCCGAGATAGATCGAAAAGGAAGCGACGCCAGCCGCACCCTCTTCACGATCGACCTCGATCTCCCCGGTCAGGAGCGGTGTAACGTCGTCATCGCCAACACGCACGATTGCTCGCCATGTGAAAGCGTAGCCTGGGATGATCGGCTCAGGACCAGGCACAACGGATTGAGCGGCCGAGTTCAGCTCAGCGCTATTGAGCGGTCCACCGTTGAGCATCAGATTTCCTCAGCGACAATTTGCCAGGTCCGGCTGTTGTTCGAAGAATCAAGCGCTTCAGGAGGGACCGACGCGAAGACGTGGAACAGCGGCCACCACTCGACGCGGTAGAGTTGCGCGCCTGGGATCTCCGACACGGTTACCACCTGGCCGGCGGACGACACGTCCGTTCTGACCCACTCACGGCCGACCAGCGCCAGCCCCCACGGACTGGCATCGGGGCGAACCTCTCCAGGGATTGTGAATACTCGGTCGGCGGCAGTACGGCCGGAAATGCCAAGCGACGCATTGCATCGCAGCTCCAACGGGTTGTCGAAGTCGAGTCCAAGCATCCCCGTGCCGATCCATCCTGAACCGCTGATGGTGATTGCCGTCTTGCGCCAGTGCGTCATCTGTACTGCCGCACCTCCGCTGAGCCTCAATCGCTCGACGCCGCCATCTACAGCCTGGTACTGACACTGCGGGGCGCCGCCGTGTATCACGATCGGTACGCCCCCAAGCATCACGTTCGGAATGATCATTCCCAACTCCATAAAAAAAGCCCGCGCGAGGCGGGCTTGGTCATTTTGGGCGCGTCCGCCCGAACTTCGAAGCGGCCTTGCGTATATCTCGGAGCGTGTCGTGTGTCCCGAAAACGGTGAAACCGGCATCGTCTCCACCCAGGTTGAGGGTCAGCGATCCCAGGTTTTGCATGGCTGCCGGCGGATTCGCCTGCTGAAGCGCCGCAGTCGGAATCTCGGGTATCTCGGGGAGAGTTCGTTGATACCTCTGCGACATCTGCAGCGACTGCACCGCGTTGAAGATGCGCTCTCCTCCGCGCATCATCATCAACTCCGGCCCACGCTCCCCAACCCACGCCATACCAGGGGGAGCGCTCTGCGTACCAGTGGCAAACCCGGGTATCTTGGGGTGATGCTGGGCACGCCAGGCAAGCCCATCTCCGGAGGCGGAACCAGCGTGATAGGTATCACGAGTTGCTCAGCCAGGCCGGCGGCGATGTCGGCGACCTGTTGCTTCAAGGTCTCCGCGCTTTCGAAGTCCATTCCGAACGACACCTCGACGTTTTGCACAGCCTTGATGCGCTCCTCGAGGTCGGCCAGGTTCAGGCGGTTGACGTCATCCGCAGCCTTGGCATTACCAGCCTCTACCTCTGCGGCCTTGTTGGCGATTCGCTCCACCTCCTTGGCCACGCCTTCGAAGCCGTAGCTGTTCGCGCCAGCATCCTTCAGTTGCTGAAGGATCTGCAGCGCGCGGCGCGCCTCCTCGATCGCCTTTTGGTTGTTGCCGGCGGTCAGCGCGTTCCGAGCCGAGGCCTGGGCCGCAGTGGCATCACCGAAGGTCTGCGTTCCGGAGGTGGGCGTCGCCTGGATACCCTTCACCAGGTCGGCAAACTCCTTGCGGACATCTGCCTGGCGCGAAAGCGCGTCGTTGAGGTTCTTGGTGGACTGCTCAAGTAGGGCCTTGGTCCGAACAACCTCTGACTGGAGATCAGCGACGTTCTGATCCCGAGCCCGCTTCAGGGCATCGTTCTGGCGCTTCACGATCTGCTCTTGACGCGCCTTCTCGGCGGCGAGGGTGGCTGTGAGGCTGCCCTCGCCCTTTTTCACCAGCGTATTCGCCGTGTTGATCCCCTTGGCAACATCGTTCAACTGGTTCGCAACCCAGTCGACGATACCTGTTTCCTTCGCACGACGCCCCCAGTACTTCTGGGTTTCGGAAAAGATCCGGTTCAGCCCCGCACCAATCTCCGGGGCAAACGACGCCATCTCCTCGCGGAGCTTCGGCAGCTCTTTCCGCAGCGCGATAACGATCTGCTCCGAGGTCAGCTCACCGGCGGCAGCCATCTCGCGAAGCCGGCCGATAGTCACCCCGAATGTGTCCGCCAGGGCGCCAGCAATGCGATCCGAGGACTCCAGAACGGTATTGAACTCTTCGCCCCGCAGAACACCACTGCCGATGGCCTGGGCGAACTGGGTAATGACTGAGGCCGACTCCTCGGCAGATGCAGCACCAATTTTCAGGCCGAGCGACACCGCCTCTACGGTTTCGAGGGCGGCTCGCTGATCCATGCCCACATCCCGAAGCGGGCGCTGCAACCGCGAATAAAGGCCGACGAGGTCGCCGACATCGCCCTGAACATCATCCGCGATACGGTCGAGTTCGATTTGCGCGGTGTTGAATTCTTCCTGCGAGCGGGTCGCCAGGCGAAGCCGGGAATCGAGCCGGCCAACAGTGTCAGCCCCGTTCGCTAGCTTCGCCGTTGCAGCGCCTACTGCGGCGGCGAGACCCGCAACCGCCAGCGCTGGACCGCTCCCGCGGAGAGAGCCGATGCTCGACAGCCGCGAGCCGGCCCCCAGCGAGTTGAGTTCGCTCTTGGTCTCCGCGATCTGCTTCTTGAGCGCCCGCTGCGCAACGGCAAGCTCCCTTGTGGATAGCGTTCCGCTGGACCGAAGCAAGCGATATTGCTGGTTCAACTGCCCGATGGCAGCCTGCAGTTCGCGCACCCTGGCTACTCCCAGGGTGCTACGCGCTTGCTCCAAGTTGTAGCGGCGCTGCTCGATCGCGCTCTGCTTGATCGCTGCCGCCTGTTGCCGGAGGCTGGTGGTGGCCGCATCATTCCGGCCAGCCTGGAGGTTTCGATCCAGCTCCCGCTGGAGCCGCTGCCGTTCGGATGTCAGGCTCCTCGTATCCAGCCCGGCCTGCTTCAACTCCCGGCGCATCGCGGAAAGCCTAGCTATCTGGACCGTCTCTGCCCGCTCCAGGCTTCGCAAGTCCGAAATGGAGTCCCGGTAAGCCTGCTGCAATTCGCGGCTCGGCCTGATCGTCGATGCCAGTTCGTTGCCGAGCGTGCGGATCTGCTCGCGCGCCGAGCGCGCCTGGCGTTGCGTGTCCTCAAGGGTGCTTTCGAGAGCAGTGAAATCGTTTAAACGCCTAAGAGGTTGCGCGACCTGCCTGACCAGTTCGGCGTATTCCTTGCGGAAACCTGACACCTCGCGCAGCGCATCATCTAGGTCAGCAGTCAGCCGGATCTTTACGTCAGCCATTTCATTCAGCCTTCAGCGCGGTCAAGAACAGCGACCATGGATATTCAAGGACGTGGTGATGCCCAAGCCTCACCAGAACGCAAATGGCGCGCTCCAGACTCCTCAAGGCTTGTCGCGGAGTTTCGAGAGACGGCCCAGCATTCCGAAAAAATGCGGGTTCACCTCTTTACATGCATCCAGCAACTTGGCGAGTTGGCTGGGCCGGAGATCGTTAATTTGGCTCTCCGTAACCGACGTCATCAGGCACAGATCGGAAAGCCTGATATCTTCGAAGAGAGCATTACTGACGAGGTCTTGGTCACTGACCTCCTGCATTAGCTTTCGAACATCCGCAACGCTAAGTTCCCGCACGGTCAACTCAACGCCATCAATATCAACAACCCGACTTGCTGTGAATGTGGACATTTTCGACTCCATAAAAAAGAAAACCCCGCAAATAGCGGGGTCCGTAACTGAAAAAACTATCAGCAGCCAGAAGTGTCCCAAGACAGCTCACTTGTAAAGTCAGCCCCTCCAGGCTTTCTGACAACATAGAAACCGGCGCCGTTGAAGATCAGCTCCCATTCCGGATCGGCAGAGCCATCCGAGCGGCCGAAGAATCCATCCTTATTTACATATGGAGGAGGCGAAGAACTGGTGTCACACTTACCCTCAGAACTAAGAGGCGGCTTAGGAGACTTCGGCGCCTTCTTAGCAATCTCAGGTATTGAACCATTGTAAGCAAACACAACACAGCCAGAATCTAGCCCATTGGACCCAATAGCTTTGTACTCTTTAGACGAGAGCTTACTTGCGACCTCCCAGTCATACTTAAATCCGTACTGAACAGAGCCCCCGCTTCCGCCTGTTATGATTTTTTCCGCTTTACGTGCATTGCTGATAGTTATTGTCCCATCAGCTACGCAGACCTGCGCACCGGTCTTATTTGTCATCGCCATCGCGCGCGCATAATCGAGACTCTTTTGCAAATCATTGCGCGCCGAGGCCGTGCTGTTGCCTTTTATGAGATTCACAAAAGACGGAATGGCGAAAGCGACCATGACACCCAAAAGGACGACAATGACCATCAGCTCGACAAGGGTAAATCCGCGCGACCTAGAGTACATTTCAACCCCTCCCTAAATGGCGCCACTGTAGCACCACGCGGGCTCGCCCACATCCGGCGTCCCTGCCGGGCATGAACGGCGTCACACCGTCGCCAGTTCCTTCTTGATGTTGAAGTACTTCGACTTTCCTGCGCCAACCTTGGTCGGGTCCATCAGCACCTTGGCAGTGGCCTGGGCAGCGAGGAAGTCTTCGGTATTGAGCCAGTCCTGTTGGCTCGACGGGTTCAGGCGGCACCGGAAATAGCGCGCCTGGATACGGCGCTGGGTACCGGCTGCGTTCTCACCCTCGAAGAGGCATTCGAACGTCTTGCCGCTGTTGGTCAGCGCCTCGATCACATCAACGGTTGCGGACTTGTAAGTCACCTTGATCGGCGTAGCCGCAGAGATCGCACCCCCTTCAACGATTTCGATACCGGCGCCGGTCATGTTCCAGTCGTCGAACTCTTCGTAGGTCGTGGTGCCGTCATCGCTCTTCACGCTGGTGATCTCCAGCGGCATGAAGTCGAGCGCGATCGTGCCTCCCGGAACGGCGGTATGCGCTTCGTCGGTATGGGTGGCAGAAGGAACGTTGGTGGCGTCCCCCCACACCAAGGCAGCCAGGATGCTGGTCTTGAGTTCGCGGAAGTTGATCGACAACCCGACCGAAGTGATGCGCGAAACGGCATCGTACTCACCGCCCTGAGGGGTGGTGGTATCCGGCAAAGTGATCTCGTTGGTCTCGATGGTCTGCTGGATAGTGGACACCAGGCCAGCGAACTGGAAGGGGGTGGTAGCGCCGGACTCGCGGATCTTGAAGGGTCCGCCGATCACATACGTCTCTTTCTCGATAGCCATATCAGGCCTCCTTCTTGATCACGCCTTCGCGGCGCAGGAATTCAACCTGGTCAGGGCTGACGTTGATCTTTTCGCCGGCCGCCTTCTCCTTGCCCTGGTGCCAATGCACCTTGGCCAGGGTGACCTCGACGGCCTTGTTCAGCGCAGCCGACGGCGCGGCGTCGACCGAGGCCGGCACCTGGGGATCGCTCTTCATGGGTTACGCCTCGATGATGGTTTTCAGATACACAGGGATTCGAATCACGGCAGCGGCCACTCCATCGCCCGGCGGGTACGGCTCAGGCGCCCCCAACGTCAGCCCGGTAATGCCGCGCTCTCGGGGCAGCCAGCGCAGGAACTGACCCTTGGGGGCAGGCATCAGACACGCCAGAAGGTCTAGCTGTAGGTCCTCCAGAGCCTCCTCATAGTGGTCATACCCACCTTGCACCGCGCCTACCACATCGAAGCCGCGATGGAAGCGAACGCCGGCGTCGAGATGCTCAGGCGGCTGCTCCTTGGCCGGCTGAACGACGATCAGCGGGAAGCCTTGCCTGCACTCCTTGATCAGTTCGTTGAACCAGCCGGAGAGCACACGGGTACCTGCATCCGTGCGGTAGCCGTTGGCCGGCGAGATCGTTTGCAGGCGCGCGAGCAACGCTCGTCGCCCCACGGTCAAGACGTTGGGTTTCAGCATAGGTCCTTCCTGCAGGCGGCGGTCAGGATGTGCCCATCGTCCGCAACCATCTCTTCAACCATGAAACGCTGACCGCCCACGATGAACACGTCACCCCGACTCGCGCCGGACAGATCGATCTTGCGCCAACTGATCCCGATCTTGTTTGTCTGAAACATGCCCTCCGGACCCGCCATCATCAGGTTGTGATCAATGATGACCTCGAAGCCGCAGGACGGGGGCGCGCCAGAGGCGCTCTGGTGAGTCGCCCGCCCATCGGCGAAAGTCTTCATTACCGTCTGATGTAGGCGATCCCGCCAGTTGGCCCAGCCCATGGGGCTAGCCTCCCGCTCCCTCGGCAGCTGGAGCCGAAACGCCATTGAGCCGGCAGCGGCCAACCGCGGAGGGATTTGCTGCCGCCTCGGTAGCCAGCCCCACCAGGAACAGGCCCGCGCCAGGCGCATTGGTCAGATCGCCACTGGCTGCGTCCAGGTACAGCGGATCACCCACGCCCCACGCTTGGGCGGCAACCTTAGGCAGCTCAAACACGCCGGTCGTTTTCAACTCGACGGGCTGCCCCTCGGTGACGGTGGTTGCGGCGACGCCAAGGATGGCGCCGACCTTGTACAGCTTGCCCGATACTGCTCCACCAGCGGGGGCGGGGACGGTGAGCATGTCGCCATGTTGGATGAAGGTCTTCATGATTTACCTCGCAAGGAGTTCGTAGAAACACAAAGGGCGCCCCGTGGCGCCCTTCAGCTTGACTCTGCCGATCAGTTACCGGCGTTCTTGTAGGCCCCGCGGTAGTCGATCCAGGCCGCGCCGAAGACCAGCCGCGCCTTGATCTCCATGCCGTCCACCTCGAACCCCTCGCGGGTCTCGGTGAAGACGCCCTGCTCGCCTTCCAGGTAGGCATACTCAAAGGTGTCAACGACGCCCGGCGCGGCGTACAGGTACCACTGGTTACCCGTAATGCGCGCATCGACGATCACCGTCAGAGAGGCGTTGCGGCTGTCGTTGATGTCGGCGTTCTTCGCCGGCACGTAGTTGGAACTGGTGAACTGGAAGGCCTCCAGTTCCTTGTCCGGCCCCACCACCAGGAACTCCGGCGCCAGGTTGAGGAAATGCCCGGCCTTGGACTTCTGCTTGCGCATCGCGGCACGAGCGGCCGCCAGTGTGGCGGTATTGATCGGCCCGCCGCTGGCGGCGACGTTGCCGTGCGCATCCGAGAACAGGCCCTCTCCATCGACGAACTTCGGATTACCCAGCAGCAGATCCCACACCAGGTTCGATTCGGTCTGGCCGGCCGCCGCGCCCAGCGCCTGCGGAATACGTGTCAGCGCCGAGAGATCATCATTGACGATCGCCTCCCAAGTGATCGCGATGATCTTGCCGAACTTGGCTACCTTGATCGGCGCACCTTCTTCGCCCAGTGAGCCGTACTTGTACTCCCCGTGCTCGTTAACCTTCTCCAGCGCGGCGATATCGCCCAGCGCCACTCGGGTGACCTCGCGGAAGTCCGGGACGGTGGTCTGGCGGCCGAGCGGGCGCCACGTCTGCGGCGCCAGCGCGTAGGCCTCACGCAGGGTGCGGTTCACGGTGCCACCCAGCAGCAGCGGGAAATCGCTGGTGGTGTGCATGCCCGCCGCGCGGAACGCCTGGCGGTCACAGCCCAGGGCGGCGCGAGCCACTTCCTGCGGGGTCAGTCCGCGGACCTTCCCCCCAACCAGTTCCACGGACTCGCGGGCCATGTCGATCAAGCGCATGCCGCGAAACTCGCGGGCGGCCTCATCCAGCTTCACCTTGGGGTTGCAACGATGCAGCAGGGCGTTTTGCATCGCCTCGCGCTTGGCGGCAACGACCGACAGGTCGATGTCGCTGGTCACGCCGGCGTGCGCGCTACGACTTTCCGGCTGCTCGGACTGCTGCCGCTCGGCCAGCTTGTCGATCAGTTCCGCGCTGGCCTGCTCCAGGGTCACGCCGCGCGAGATCAAGTCCTCCGCCACCTCCTCGTCCAGCCCCACCTTACGCGCCATCTGGCGGATGCTCAGGCAGCGTTTGCGCTCAGCCTCGGCGGCTTCACGGCGAATCGACTCCTCGGCCGCGCGTTTCTCTTCTTCGGTCATTACATTTTCCTCTCTTGGGTTGGCCACGGCGGCCGGTTGTTCGGTCGGCGTCTCGGCCTCCCGGGTCTCGAAAAGGGTGGTGAAACGTTGGCCCTGGTAGTCGGCAGGAGTCTTGGCGCTTCGCACCTTCGCCCCATCGTCGAATCCAATCGGTACAAGGGAGAGCTCCATCGGCTCCCAATCCACCGCCCTGTAGGTCGGAAGCTTGTCGTCAGGGGCCTCGATCAACTCGTAGCGATGGACGGAATAGCCCACGCTGATATTGCGCAGGATGCCGTCGCGCACGTCCTGGAAGATCGCCTCGACATCCTCGCGCTTGCTGAAACGGACCAGCGCGTGCCCCGCCCCCCCTTCCAACCAGGCGCGCTCGACGACGCCAACCACGTCACCCAACTCCCAGGCACTGTGGGTGTTCAGGAACGGCGCGCCGTTGTTCAGTCGGTCCAACCGAACCGCCTCGGGCGTCACCTCCAGTTCTTCCATGTACGCGCCGATATCCCAGGACCAGCGCCGCCCCTTCGCCCCGGTAGTCCAGGTCAGTTCAGCGGTTCGGTTCTCGATATCGACGGAGCCCGGCCGCACCGCGGCGCGCAGGCTCAGCATCGGCGTCTCATGCGTCTGGGTCATTGCCGTCATCTTTTGAAGTCTCTTCAGGTGCTTGCTGGGAATTGCTCCCCTGCGGTTTGGCTTGCGCCTGGCCCCCGTTGGAGACCTTGCGCGCGTCGTAGTCGAAGACCAGCCCGAGTTCATCCACCTTCGACAGGTGGGCGGCATAACGGGTCAGCACATCGTCCGGGTCGGTGTAGCCCATCTCGCGCAGCGCATCGTCTGGCGTGATCAGGCCAAGGCGCAGGCGATCCTTGATCACGCTAACCTCGGCACTCGGATCCACCATGTCCCGGCGCGGCGGTACCCATTCAGACAAGGCGTCTTCCAGGACGCCGCCAGGCAGCAACGCTTGCGCCTCCATGAACCACTTCCAGACCGGCTCGCAGAGTTGCGGAATCAGCATCCGCCACTGCCATACATCCACCCGCCGGGCGAAATGCAGCCAGCCCATCCGGCCACTGGAGAAGTTGACGCCCTTCAGGTCGCCGGCCAGCAGTTCGTACGGCACTCCAAGCCCCACGGAAATCGCATGCAGGGCCTGCCACGAATAGGCTGAGTAGCCGTTGAAAACCGGCGGTGCCGCGAAGCTCACGCTCTCGCCAGTCCCCAACTCCTGGATCAGCCCTGGCTCCATCCGCTCGATCAGCGGCGGCCTCTTTCGTTCGAGACCCGCGATCGACTCATCCTTGGTGACGAAGGCCGCGAAGCACGCCGCGATCTTCGCCTGCTCCATGATCGCGTCCTCCATCTCGTCGAAGCTGCGCATGCGCTGCATCACCGGCGCCAGCCAGCTGTAGCCGCGCGCCTGCCCAGGGCGCTTGGACAGAAAAACGTGAATCACGTCCTCGGCGGGAATGCGCCTCGACTCCAACGAACGCATTGCCAGCGTACTCCCGGGGTGTTCGTCGAACAGCCAATAGGCGACACGCCGCCCCACCGGATCGAACTCCACCCCCTGGATGATTTCGTTCTTGCCATTCTTGCCACTGCGCGCTTCATCGAGAAAATCCGCTTCCAGCACTTGCAGTTGCATCGGCACGGGTAAGCCATCGCTACTGAAGCGCTTCCGCCGTCGGACTAGACATTCGCCAGCCTCGACAATGGCCTCCATGACCTTGTGCTGCAGGCCATAAAAGTTCTCCAATCCATCGGCGTCGCAGGCCAACGTCTCGGCCCATGCCCTCCATAGTACGCCCAGCTTGTTGTTGGCTCGGTCACTGCGCGCCATGGGCCGGGGCACCACGCCCGAGCCCACCACGTTGTCGGCAATGCCTGCCACCGCCCGCTCGGCGTAAGGGTTGTTTCGGCGCAGATCCCGCGCACGATTGCGCAGGCGCTCAAGCGCCGGGGCGTTCTCGGCATTGGCATCGGTCCCCGCCGAGCGCCAACCTTCATTGCGCCGACCTCCCGCGGCTCCCTCGAAACGTCGAGTCAGCAGACCCGCCGAAAGCTCCGCGCGAATTTTCTTCAGGCGCAGTTCGGCGCGTCTCGCGGCCAGGCCGGGAAACCAAGTCTCGAACACGCTCATGTCAGTAGCCTTTGGAAAAAGAGGTGTAGCGGCGTCCGCCGTCGTTGTTCGCAGAAAGCCCCAGTTCATCCTCCATCAACCGGAGGATGCGCAGCATCTCTTCGACCGACCGGTAGGTGACGCTGCGATCCGCATAACGAACCGACAGCGCCCCCTCCGCCACCGCCCCTTTCAGGGCTCGGTATTGTTCCAGGGTGTAGGTCATCACGCTTTCTTCCAATAAGAGGACTGCACCCGCGGGCGCTCATCCGTAGTGGGCGACAGCGCCTCAACTCCTGCCGCGGCCAACCGCTCCAGGTCCAGGCCGAAACGTTGCTGGCTGATTCGCAGCGCGGCCAGTGCGTACACGAAACAGTCCAACGCTTCGTTGCGGCGCCCTTGATTGTCCCAGCGATACTGCTGTACACCATTGACGACCTTGAGCACCTTGCTTTCGGACGTCAGTTGCCTGGCCTCCATTTCGTCGCAAACAAGGTCGTTGGCCGGCAAATGGATTACTTGGGGCTGGGTAATGCCTGCCTGGGACTTCGACACATCTAAGGGCAGTCGTAGACGGCTGTAGAACAGCTCTTTGGCGTTGTCCGTACCGACAGTTGTCAGGTACACGCCTCGCTTGTTGCGTTTCGTGGGGAAGCTGGCGATGGGCTTCCCGTAAACCGGCGCGCCGATGATGGGGATCATCCAAAGCAAGCCGTTCTTCTTGCTGTCATCGCAGACTTGATCGATGTAGTGGCCGCCAGCATCCCAACACCAGCGCTCCACTTTCATCACGAGGCCGTCGCTCCGAGTGAATTGGCGGTGCAGTTCCAGATCGCGCTTGCGGCGCAGCTCTTCACCACCTGGATCACCCATCAGCACGAAGCGATAAACCAGCCAGCACTCTTCGTTTGGCCCCCATGCCCAGACTCTCCCCTCGTAGCGATCATCCTGCGTGTCGCCGCCGCCAGTGAGGATCACAGCCTGGGCCGGTATCTCGCCTTGCCAGACCTCGCGGCGCCCGAGCAGCACGTCCCACTCGACGCGCTCGCCCTGGTCTTCCTCCCATGTCTCGCCAAGGGTTGTGTTGACGAAGGTCTTCAGGTCGCTGCGACTACCCTTCGCCTGAAGGAAGTCCTGTGCAATCCGACCCCAGGTCACGAAGAAGCTATAGGCTGTCCAAATGTGGAAGCTGATGGACTCTGGGGTAGGAATCGGTGCCCCCTCTGCATCGAAAAAGTCGAAACCATCCCGGGTCCAGATTCCAGTCTTTTCGCAAATCCATCGCGCCTTGTACTGCGCCTCAAGCGCCTCTGAGTAGCGGATCAGGCATCCGGTAGCCTCACACACGTACCAGGCATCCTCAGGCTGTTCAGGGTCCCACTTGATGCCATAGGCGCAATCCTTGCCGCCCCACTTCAAATACTGCTCTGCGCCACAGTGAGGGCAAGGAATGTGATAGCGCAGCAAGTGTGGCGATTTCTGGACAGCACCCTCAATCTGGCATCCGCCTCGATCGATTGGACCTCGCAGCTTAGGCGTGCTGCCCCTGATCGATTTCGGAAAAGTAGAGCCTTCAATCCGCTTGTCACCCAGGACGAGCGGAGACCCCTCCTTATCGATGTCGTGATCAAAGGCTGCCAATTCGTCATAGATGACAGTGTCAGCAGAAATAGCTCGATAGTTCTTCGCTGCCTTACCGCCGCGGCACCACAACTGCTTGCCATGGCTGAATTTCTTGATGTCGAGCGTGTTGTCCCGGCTCTTCTTGCCGCACCAAGGCGCCAGCGCGCGGACGGCTCCAACGTCCCGGATCATGGTTTCGATCTCGGACTTCATGAACAGGTCGGCGCTACCATCATCTGGCACGAAGAACGCGATATGCCGACGCTTGTGCTCAATCTGGTAAGCCGAGGCCGCCAGCAGCATCTTGGAGTAGCCGACACGGGCGGACTTGATCACGTTGACGATTCGAATCTCGTCGTTGCCCATGGCGTTGAGCATCGCAACCTGGTAGGGAAGCGTCTCCCAGCGACCTTCTTGGTAGGAAGATTCGCTGGACAGGTAAAAATTATCGTCAGCCCATGCCACAGGAGTCTGAGGCGCGTCTCGGCGCAGAGACAGTAAGCCGGCTGACATAGCAGCCTGGCAGGCCTCAATCTGCACTGTCGATAAACTCGTCATGCCACTCCGGTAGGCGATCTGCCGCCTGGGCGATAGTGTTGCGCGCCTTTGTCAGCTCTCGGCTAATCGAGTCGAGTTGCCCCGGAGTGAGATCGGGGTGACGGCGCCGCAGCGTCATGACCACCGTATCGAATATCGAGCCGGCGGCCGGAATGAATTTTGCGAAAGCGAAGGTGATGAATTCAGCAGGTATCAGCCGCTTCTTGGTTACTTCGTTCTTTAGCTCCTGAGCCTCGGACTGGGCCGCAGTAAGCCGCAGGCGCTCTTGAGTGAGCCGGTATTCGATCAGCGGGTCTATGTCGCCAGAGTCTGGGGCCGTTTCCGGTTTGACCTGAGCGTTTCCGAGTCCTCGCAGATAGCGGATATAGGCCAGCCGGCATGCATCCACGTCGAACCCGCCCCTGCCCTTGGAGCCAGGCAGCACACCGTCTGCGATGAGATTGCGCACCTGGCGATCACTGAGATCGAGGTGCTTCGCCACTTCGATCTGAGTTGCCATGCGATACCCAACCGGAACCGGAAACGGAAGTCGTGAAAAATGCCCGTATATAGAGCGAGAACGAGCTCGAATTACCCTCTGACGGGGGCACCCCGGGGAGGACCCGCGACGCACCACTTTGGTGCATCAGTCAGCGCCTCGCAGCGAACCGAGCAGCAACGCCGCGCATCGCCACCTCGAACTCGCGTGGCAGGTTCTCGTCGGCGTACTGCTGCGCGATCTCGAAGAAGCTCAGCCGGCGGCGGTACGAAGGGCGAGACACGAAGGCCATGATGACCGAGACAGCATCCCGGCCTCGGCCTGTGCGCTCAGCAATGCCTATGGGCTGGCCCTTACGGGTCATGACGAAGTAGCGGCGAGCATTACCCTTCGCTCGGCTCCGTCTGCTATCGGTAGCGTTCGCGTTGTACCCGGCCTGGCTGAAGCCGCGGATGCCGCTCAATGCCTTGGTGACCTGGCCGCGCCTGATGTTCCCGTAGCGATCCAGGTCCGCGCCGGCACCGGGCACCACGTACTTACCTTCGGGCAGTATCCCCTTGGCCCTGAGCTGAAGCTCGGCCGGCTTGTTCCGACGCGGCCCACCGTAGACTTCGGGGGCAATCCACACCGATGCAGGCTGCGCACCGTCCGCTTCGTCCTTGAACCAAACCCGCGCTTCGAGCCGGTCTTTCCTGGCTGGCACCATGCGCAGGCTGTTCAGGGTGTACGGGGTCGGGCGGTCGAATACGACACGCATCTCATCGCGCAATCGATCCATCAGGCCTTGCGCGGTCCGCGTAAGCGCAGTAGCTGTCGCGTAAGGAATCTGCCGCTGCTCAAGCTCGGTCAGGTCGCCGAGCTGCTGCTGGAACCCTTCCGGCTTGATGCTGATCATCTTCTGCAATACCTCGGCAGGCCGGCGATGTGCTTACGTAACGCCTCAATCATCAGTTCGCGTCGCTCGACTCCGGCTCGGAGATCAGAAACAACTTGTCCATCAGCGGCAGCAAGGACGGCTCTCCCTGCATCAGCGCTGCCGGAGGCTCCGGGAGCCTGGTGCACTCCGTCTGCGGGACAGCGGGCTTTGACGTACACGACGCGAGCACCAGTGCCGATAGCATCGCGGCGCAATTGGTTTTCTTCATGGGAGGCCTGCAGTGCTGCTTGGTAGGTTCGGGCCAGGGCATCGGCCTGGGCCTGCGCCTGGGTGTCGCGCTGGGCCTGCTGGGCCATGGCGGTGATCGTCTCGGCGGATTGCTCGACGGCGGCCTGCAGGCCATCACGCTGGGCGGTCACGTGATCGAGGCGCCAGAACACCAGCGCGGCCACCAGGGCGACCACCAACCATGGCCGCCAGGTCACTGGTCGATCCTCCGGCCAACCTTGAACATGAACGTCGGCTCTTGATCGAGCATCGAGTTGACGATGCCCTCGATGACCGAGAGCAGGGAAACGACCATCTCAAGCGGCGCCCACTTAGCGAACGCCAGCGGGCAATCGCTATCGACATCCCCCAGCCACATCGGAATGCCGTAATAGCTCCCGTGGTGCGAGGCGCCGATGCGTCGCGCCTCAGCTTTCGTCGTGAACCCGAGCATCATTCCCCCTTGAGCGCAGCACGCGCCCACTCGAGGCGAGCCGCACGGTCATCTGCACCGTTGTAGCCACTGTTGATCTTGAGGGTGATCCGCTCGAAGCGACCCTGGTCGGCCAGTTCGTTTAAACCCCTCGACTTCCACCACCATGCCGACGCGATGGCAGCCCAGGTCCGTTGCTCAAGCAACTCCGGTTGCGCCACAAGCGGCAGCGCCAGGGCGCGGGAGGCTTCGGCGTAGTTGTCGTGTCCGGTGATCATGATCAGGCCACGACCACGGTATCGATACCCATCGCCTGTATCCGGTGAGCCGTTGCCCATCCGGTTTGCGTAGACGCGGTTGGCGATGCGCTCGGGCTGGCGGGCATACTGGCGAGCCTCTACCGGGTCGAACCGCTTCGGCCAGGTCTTGAGCAGCCCCTCTGCGGAGTAGTTCAGGTTCTCGACCAGGCGCTTGAGGCTCTGGCTTTCGTGCCCGACCTGGGCGAGAAACATCGCCACACGCTCGGGCGTGTTGATCTCGAACCGGGCCATGGCGCCGTTGATGTGGTCAATCCAGATGTCGGCAGTAGCAGCACCGCAGCCGGTAGCGCGGTCGAGTTGATCGGCAGTGATCTTCATTCGCCAGACCCTCGACGCGGCAGCTTGATCCCGGCGTAGCGGTCGGCCAGGTCACGGATCTTCTCGACGCCCAGGAAGCCGATCCAGCCACCAATGAAGGTGGCCATGCTCTGCGGCACGCCGAAGAACTCGAAGCCGCTGATGATTGTCAGCGCCAGCCCGCCGCACAGCGCACCCTCCAAGAGAGCCTGCCGGCGAGTGCCGCCGCCGTAGATGATCCTGGCCATAGCCATGGCCCACGACAGCAGGGAGGCGTAGATGATCGGCGCATGCTGGCTCAGCCAGGCGAGCAGAGCCGCCCAAGTGTCGGGTTTGTCAGGCATCTTCATCGTCTCGATTCCCCTCGCCGGGGCGGAAATGAAAAAGCCCAGCTCGAAGGCTGGGCCGGGAATGGGTGCAGGTACGGCCTTTCAAGGGGGCCGCGCGCCCCGCAGCGCAATGCGCCACCTGCAGAAACGAAAAAGCCCAGCTCGAAGGCTGGGCTCTTTGTTGCTCGATCCTCAAAACGCGCAAGATCGGCAGGATGGGATAAATATTGATGGAGTGATGACAGCAAGTCAAGGCCTATGCCGCATCCTTGGCCAGCAAGCCCTCCGCGTTGAGGATCTGCTCCGCCGCCACCAGCGCCTCGTCGACCATTTCGTCGAGAACACGATGAATCTTCCTGCGCCACTCGCGCCGAGTCGACTCGGGCTTTCCATCGAGATCCCATGTGTTCATGTCGTAGAACTCATCCGGCAGGACGATCATTCCAGACGATCGAGCCATAAGGCGCTTCCGCTTCACTCGCTCTGCCTCCAGCGCGGCGCGCACGGCCCTGGCCTGCTTTTCTGGTGATCCGTCCACCGGGATTTCGACAGAGACGGTTTTCCGCAGCGCCGGCTGGACACCCTTCAGTTTCGGAATCGCCCAAGTCGTTATAGCCTTGTAGAGGAAAAGAGCAGGAGCCGGCGTTGCGACCACCGACCGCAGAAGAGAGATCGCCTGGACTTTCTTAGCCTGGTGAGTGCTGTACTTCGCCACCAGCGCCGCCCAGTGGCGCGGAATGAGCTGGTCATGCAAGCGAGCATGTACCCAGCAATCGATTTGCTGCCTGAGATCAGCGGATACCATCACTCCGCCACGACGACCAGGCTCGCCGGCCTGATAGAGCTTTTGCCATGCCTGCTTGCTTGTGTTGTCGATGCAGTCTGCTGCCAGCGCCGAAACGACCGCACTTGAAACGCTTTCGTAAATCATCGTCCTCTCCTCCAGCGCGCGTAGCGCCAATGGCTGGTCAATCCCCTCGAAAGTGAGCGCCGCCAGCGCCCTTCCGGTTGTTCTCTTCTCGCGCCAGCCTGCTCGCCTGGCGTCGCTGCTCTTCCAGCAGCCGCTTTACCCACATCCGCAGTTGCACCACCGCATCCCGCTGCTCCAGCGCCAGCCCCGTCGCCCCGTCGACGAAGCCAGCGGCGCCGCACGCGTCGCAATCAATGTCGTAGAACACTCCCCGGCGCTGACCGTGACCATTGCATGCGGGGCACGGAACCAGGTGACGCGGCTTGTTCGTAAGATCCGGACCATGCTTCTTCATGCGGCAGCCCTCTTCGCGTCCCTGGCCTTGGCTCGATACAGGGCCTTGATTGACTTGATCTCTTCCACAGTCCACTTCCTTGCGTCATGCGGCCCCTCCAGGCGCGCTACAGCCGCAGCGCCGATCTTCGCCACAAGGTTGATCCGGTAGTTCACGACGTCTCCCGACTTGTGGTTGTTGCATGGGGCGCATTGCTTGTGGACGTTGTCCTCGTCGAACCTCAATTCGGGATGGGAGCCGACAGAGCGGTAATGCCCGGCGTGATACTGCCCATCATGAAATCGCCCACAACTGATGCAGGGGCGGTCCCAGTCGCGCCAGCGGATGAACTCGTTGAATGCGGCCTGAGCCTCCCTCAAGTGGTCTGCACGGCTCTTCAACTTCTCTTTCCGAACCTTGACCTCGCGGCGCTCGCGTTGCTGGATCGACTTGCGCTCCTTCTCCTGCTTCTGCCGAGCGATGACGATTCCGCACTCTGGGCTGCACCACGTCTGAAACGACTTCACCGGGACGAAGGGCGCGCGGCACGTCGACACTGCGCAATTCTTCGGCCGGGGCTTCCGTGCGGACAACGTCATGCCACCTCCCGCGGATACATGATTTGGTGGTGCCGCTCGCAAACATCCTGAGCCTCTTTCGCCGAGGCAACCGGGGCGCAAATGAATTCACCTTGAACGCTCGCCCGGTAGTGAGCTTCGCCGGCCACCAATAGTTTGCAGACCTTGTAGGGCGGTGAGCTGTCACTAACCGCCAGATAATCGTTGAGCGCCTTCCACTTCATGAACGGGACTCCTGTAGCTGTTGAATGGCCTCGTTGTGCCGGTTGATTCGTTCGTTGAGATCAGCGCGCCGCCTGGCGGCTTCGTCCTTCTCTTTCTGCTCGCGCTGAGCGCGGTGTGCGGCGAGACTTGCCTTGAGCTTCGCCATGTTTTCCGCGAACCCCTTCGGTGCCTTCGTGACCTCGGCAGGGGCATTACCAGTGAGCAGCCCGGAGATCGCCTGTCCGGCATCTGTTGGAGCGGGCAGTTGGAGCACTACAGTCCCCTCCAGGCGCGCCACCTCGGAGGCCGTCAGTCGGTTGAGCGCTGCGGCTTTCTGGATACCCGCCTGACGGCCCGCCTCGTCGTGACCAAGGGATACGCGCCACTCAACAGGAAGCGCCTCGCGCCGGGAACGAGACACTGCGCGCTCATAGGCCGATATGAACGCCATCCGGGCGCCAACCTTGTCCCTCGCATCCAAGATCGGCGCGGCGATGGTGAGTGCTTCCTGGATCTCCGGAGTGATGACCACCGTTGCACGCTCGTCAGATGCTTCCAGCGCCAGCGCCCAGGCCTCATTCGGGTCTGGTCGTCCGTCTACAGCCTCGACGTGCTTCAACACCGCCGCGACCGTGAACCGCCCACCTTCTCGGCGAACGGCCTGCAGCGCGCCGGTTAACGAATCCTCGTCATAGGCGCACAGGTCTTGAACCATGAGTTGGGCTGCGGCCGGTGTGAGCTGCTGACCCATTGCCTCGGAGGTGGCGAACAGCGACAGCAGCAGTTCGTCTTGTTGTTCAGGCGTCAGCATGGGCCGCCCTCCTCGCGCGCTGCTCGGCAAGGGCCTGCTCAGCGGCCGATAGGTTGGCAGCCGTGTGCTCCTGCTGGCGGGCCTGGGTGCTGGTGGTTGGCCGGTCGGTCTGCCACTGGGTGTGGTATCCCTCGGCATTCGCCAGCAGCATGCCAATCGGGTGGCAGGCTTTGGTCACTGCGGCGTCATTGACGCGAAGAACGAAGAACGCGGCGACCTTCGGTGCATCCGCCTGGCCGACACGGGCGATGAACTTGGAGAGCTTTCCGGCGACAGACTCGTTCCAGAGCGGCCAAGTCTTGTGCCGATTGCGGTAGGCGATCGCATAGTTCGCCCAGGTCCGGTAGGTCTTGCACGTCGGGTCTTTCGGCCCCGGCATGTCAGCCGGTATCTCGCAGCGCGGACCAGAGTCTTGCTCGGCGCCGACGAACATCCCTGCCGGGGCTGGCGCAGCCTCCCCGGAAAGGTACTGACTGGTGTCCTGATTGGTACCCTGATTACTGGTTACCTGATTTGTCGGAGATATTTCCGACCCTTGCTCGGATTTTTTTCCGACCCTGATCGGATTTTCTTCCGAGGTAGGTCGGATTTTTTTCCGACCACCACATAGCGAGGTCGGATTTTTTTCCGAGGTCGGAAATTTCTCCGACCCATCCAGCTTCTTGTTCCACTCCTTCCCCTTGGCCGTCAGCCGCACCAGGGTTACGTTCCGGGTGCTAGAGAGATCGACTACTCCAGCCTGCTCTAGCTGCTTCAACAGACGGTATGCGGTGTCTGTCTTGTCGGTAAGAACAGGAAGCTCCTCGATGATTTTCGCCTTGCTCAGCACGTAGAACTCGCCGCCGGCGGTTTGTTGAAGCTTTGCCCAGGACGGGCACTCGTAGACGAAGGCGAACAGCAGCGCCTGCTGTGCGTTCAACCCCCATTCAAGCGCCTTTGCCTGGTTGATCGTGATGGTGAACTGCATCAGAACCACCCCGCCCGACTTAGCGACACATTTTCTTGATTCGTGATTTCGTGTCGCGACACGCTACCGAGGATCACAGCTTGCCCTCCTCGATCTTCCGCGCCAGCACCGACAGCCCCTTGGCAGTGATGCGCACCTGGCTCGCCGCGCGCTCGTCGCCCTGGTCGTCACGACCGAGAACCGTCACCTTGTGCATGATCCAACCGTCTTGGATTCGTGGCTGATAGCCGATCCAGCGAGCAGAGCCGCTCCGGCGGTAGATCCATCGGTTCTGCTGGAGCCAGTCGAAGAGCCTGGAGGGACTGACCTTCAGGTGCTTGGCAGCATCCGTGATGCACATCGTTCCTGCTGCGCCGCTGAGTCGCTCCAGGGCCTGGACCTTGGGTGCCTGCTCATTGATGACCAATCTCAGCGCCTGGTTCTGCTCGGCCTGGTCGGCGGCGAGCCTGAGTGCTTCCGGCAAACTGGTTGGGATGCTCGGAACCTGGCTGGACTCCAGTTCGTGGAGTCGTCGAATCACCCGGTACCGAAGGGGAACGCTGTAACCAGAGATGAGGGTCTCGGTCAGGTCTCGGTCAAGGTGGAAATTCTCGGTGTACCCGCGGGAGTCGAGGTCTTCCCGGACATGGCTCAAATCTGAGCCATCCCTCCTCAACGCCTCCAGCATCTCCCGAATATCCCTCAAGACGTTCTTGTGTTTCTTGCCGGTCAGCTCCGCAATCTCACGACTGCTCATCGTCAGGACCGGGCCTTGTTGGATGACTGCAACTTGTGACATATTCGTCTCCGTTGGATGTTCGGCACCGCCTTCCGGTGCCTCCTCAAAAAGCCCGGTAGCCGCCGGGCTTTTTGCTGTCTGCTCTACTGGATGCCTGAACAGGGGTCGCGACCGCCTAGCTGGCACCGAGTCTCGCGAATAGACTTTTTCCTCAGGAGGCAGCCCTGCGAGGCTCGTCCTCTTCCCGCGCCTGAAGCGCTCCGGATGACGCCTTCTCCAGCACGCATTGATGCTGGTAAGAAAAACCACCTTCCGACTTGCACTGAGAAATCCGACCTGGGCTCACTCCCAGGGCCAAGGCAATGGCGCGCCCCGTTTTGAAATGGGCGAGCGCCTGTTCGTAGGTCATTTGGCTGGCTCCGTGTTTTTCCCGAGTTTAGAAAAATAAACAGATGCACGCAAGTTATCTAAACCGCCCGATGTTTAGAATGCTAAACATGGAACTCAAAGACAGACTCAGAGCACGGCTCAAGGCCTTGCGGATCAGCCAATCAGATCTGGCGAACCGCGTTGGCGTATCGAAGGGAACTGTCACGTTCTGGATGAACGGGACGAATCTCATCAAGGGCGAAAACCTAATGGCTGTCGCTCGCGAATTGGAGTGCTCGCCTGAGTGGCTGATTTCAGGAGTGGAACCGAAGCGCGGGGCTAGCCAGGCCGACGCCGTCATGATTGGTGATCTTTCACCTTGGGATGATGCGACGCCGCTTGACGATGACGAGGTGGAATTGCCGCTCTACAAGGAAGTTGAATTGGCGGCTGGCTCCGGCCGAACTGCAGTACAGGAGATCCCGGGGCGCAAACTACGGTTTTCCTATGCCACCCTCAGGGCGGCTGGTGTTGATCCTGCCGCCGCCGTGTGCGCCCGTATCACCGGGAATAGCATGGAACCCCTGATCATGAACGGCGCGACTATCGGGATCGACAGGGCGACCACCAAGATCGTAGATGGAGAGGTCTACGCCCTGGAGCATGACGGAATGCTGCGGGTGAAATACCTATACCGCCTTCCTGGGGGCGGTCTTCGCCTGCGAAGCTTCAACCGAGACGAGCACGCGGATGAGGATTACGGGCCGGAGCAGGTCCGAGACAACCACATCAGCATTATCGGCTGGGTATTCTGGTGGTCGACAGTCCGCAACCGCGGCGCCTTCAAGTAATCCACATCCCTTACTGACCACTACCAAGCCCGCCTAGAGCGGGCTTTTTCGTGCTCGCTCACCTTAAAAGTTTAGATTTCTAAAAATACAGCTTGACCAAGCCTGTTTAGTTTTCTAAATTTCACCTCAACGGCCCAGCAACGCATCGCCGGCCCAGGCCTCCGAGCCGACCGCTCTTTAACAACCAGGAAGTGGCAGTAGCAGATAGTGGATCAGGAAACGCCTGACGGGACTCGTGGCGAAGCGCAGAAATGCGCGGGACCGAGGCGGCGAAACGGGGGGACTTGGACTCCCAAACGAGTGAAGCGAAGAGCTCTGCATACGGTTTCTGGATGCGCCGGCACGGGCTAAAACGACCAGATTACTGCCACTCCCTGGTTGCTGAAGAGCATCGCTCTTTAACAACCTGAAGACGAGCCAACGGGCGCCGAGTTGATCCGGCTATTGAGTTCCGTTGGACAGTACGAAATGCGCAATGCGCTCACCACCGGCTACCGGCGTGAGGGGTTGCGAGTAACACCAAGATTTCTCAGATGCCCTTCGCAAGAGGGGCATCGAGGAAGTCAACGAATCCGGTCAAGAGGGCAAGACATGAACGCATACAAGGCAGGTGACAAAGCCTGCTACCTCGGTCGAGCACGCGCCACTGTACTGGGCAAGACATCGCGCGGCTACCGCATCGAATACTGGGGCCAGGGTGCCCGCGATGGCGAACTGATCCGCGCAACTGTTCCGGCGCGCGACCTGATGCCGATTTGACCACTTCACTGATGCCGCTTCGATGAGGCGGCATTGGGAAGTCAACCCGAGGGCATTCACGTGAACAAAGAAGAAATCTACGACGAGCAGATCAGCCCGCTGATGAAGAACATCATCAGCGTTTGCCGTGAGCATGGCATTGCAATGATCGCCAGCTTCAATATCGCCCACGACGGTGAAGGACCGAACGGCGAAGACTGCTCCCTCCTGACCTGCACCTCTCACCTGCCTGATGGTGAAGGCACTTTCGATGAGCGCTTCAGCAAGGCAGCCGGGGTGATTCAGAAAAGTGCACCGCATCACATCGGCATGAACATCACCACGCAGCACGCGGATGGCACTCGGACGCTTACTGCGGTGATCTGATTTCACTGGCTGGCCTTGGCGACAGGGCCAGACGGGAAGTCAACACGCCCTGCCGGTAGCAGGGCATCACCCGCGCCTGCCGGGCTCCCCAACGCAGGCCCGATCCACCTGGCCCCCACCCCAGGCTGTATCGGAGAGTGGTCTAGGTAGCTCAGCGCGGTAGAGCAGCGAGCGCTAGCGGTCATGAACGCAAACGCTCATCCAATGCAGGTCGCGGGTTCGACTCCCGCCCTAGACCACTCCCCCATACCGCATCACGCAATCACAACAGACGGAGGCCTCATGGCGGCCAAATCGTTCAAGCAAATGGTTTCAACGAAGGAGATCCGGCGCGCCGATGCATACAAGGTCCGCCTCGAAGACCTCCACGAAGAGCCAGGACTCAACTGGCGGCGTTACACCGATGCGTTCCACAAGTCTGTTGAGGAGCTCGCGGAACTCATCGCCGGCGGGATGGAGGTAGATCCCCTCGAGGTGCGCCCTCGCGAAGAGGGAGGCGTCTGGATCGTTACAGGTCACCGCCGTACAAGAGCTTGGCGCCTGCTCGATCTCTCTGGGCGTCTCCAGCGAGATCCGAAGACCGGCGAGTTTCTCGTCAGCGTAGTACCTTCGAAGGCAAAGGACCGGCGCCAGCGCCTGGCGCGCGTAAGCACCAGCCAGGACCAGTTCGAACTGACCCCTCTCGACTACGCCGAAGGCTGTCGCCGGATGCATGAAGAGGAAGGCATGACCCCTGCAGAGATCGCCGCGGAGATCAAAAAGACGCGCCAGCGAGTCGAGCAGTTCTTGAAGCTATCTACTGCAAGCGAGCGGGCAAAAGCGCTCATCGACGCGGGGAAAGTATCGGCGTCGACGGTGACTAGGCTGGTTCGAAAGCACGGCCCGGATGTTGAGGGAATCATCCTTGAGCGGCTGGAGAAAGCCAAGGCGCGAGGCAAGAAGAAGGTGACTCCCGCGGCGATGGTTGAAGCTCCAGCTTCTGGATCGCCGGTCGTCCCGGATTGCGACGCTGTTGTCGCGCCTCCCCCTGCTCCAGGTCCGCACGACGAGCTGATGAAGGTAGTTCGCGAGATCGTCCGATCCTTCCCTACGGAGGTCCGCGCAGGCCTTGCCGAGGGCGCCGAGGCGATCACCGTCACTTTCAGGGCATCGCAGATCGAGCGATTGACCGAGATTCTCGCCAAGGCTGAAGAAGCCTAGAGGCAAGCCATGTTCATCCTTCCATTCCTCATCGGCCTTGTGCTCCGGCACCAGCGGCCCGAACCGCTGCGCGTGCTTGATATCGCCAGCGCCGATCCTGACCTGGGCGCCTCGGCGCCATCAGGCCGAGAACGATGTACCAGCGGGGCGTCCGGAGTTCGGGCTCCAGGCGTCCCGCCAAGAATTCTTCAAACCATAAGGCGGTTTGTAAGTAGGTGCGGGGCGGTGGGCGCCCCGCATCACCCCTCTCTCGACTCCATGCGCCAGCACTCCACGCAATGCCCATCGGCAAACAATCGCGCCGCCGAGTGCTGACCCATGCAGCCAAGGAACCACACCCATGCAAGCAATCCAATGCGGCGGATGGATCGGCCGCCAGGGCCTCGGCCTTGCTCCCCGTGAACTCGAAGCGACCGCCTGGAGCGCCAGCGAACTGACCGCCAAGGAAGTCGCTCGCCGCATGGGCATCGCCCCAGGGACCGTCGAAAAGCGCCTCGACGACGCCAAATTCAAGCTCGGCGTGCGCAGCGTGCGCGGCCTCGTCCTCGAAGCATTCCGACGCGGAATCATCTCGCCGGCCGTCTTCGTTCTCGCATTCCTCATCGCCGGTCACCCGCTGATCGATGACGACCACATGAACCGGAATCGAAGGCCCAGCAACGAGCGGAGGCTCACAGAAGCCCGCACCGTGCGGCGCCTCGAAGAAATCACCATCAACGCGTAGGAGAACCATCATGCTGAAGCATCAGGAACAAACCGAAGTTCTCTCCGGCCTGCTCTCCCAGACCGCCCTCGCCCGCCTGGCGTTCGTTCAGCGGCTCATGGCTCCTGCTGTTGCGGAACCCTTTCGGGTAGTGCCCCAGGGTCGCGGATTCTTCCACATCGTCGAGGCGGCCACCGGGAAAGTTCGCGGATTCCGCCGCAGCCACAATGAGGCATGCTCCTACGCCGAGCAGTTGAAGCGCCAGCAGGCCGCCAAGTGACCAGGCGCCGAGCAATTCGAACCGGCGGCATCGGTGCAGCCCTGGGTTTCATCGTGCTGGTGTTCACACTCCCCGCAGCAGTCCGGCAACAGCCTCCCAGGACGCCACCATCCGCCGCTGCGCCAGCAGCTCAAGAGGCGAAGCCTCGAACGGTCTCCTACCGCGCCAGCGCCAGCCACCAACACTCCTACATCTTCTGACCGGAGATACCCCATGGAACTACTCGCCAGGGCAAAGGCCCACTACCTCGCCGCCGTGTCGCTGTTCATGGCGCATAACGATATCCGCTACTACCTCAACGGTATCAGCATCGAGCCGGCGTCTCAGGGAGGCGTTCTACTGATCGCAACGAACGGCCACCACATCGGCGTCATGCACGACCCTGACGGTTGGGCTAGCAATAAGATCATCATCAGGCCGAGCAAGGCGCTGGTCGCTGGCCTGAAGAAACGCAACGCATGTACGGCGTTCATCTACGAACGCGCTGGGGTGATCTCCGATTCCGACTGGGACGCTCCAGATGTGAAACAGTTCGCGCCGTTCGATCCTGGCACTCTGATCAGCGCGCAGCTCGAACTGGTGGGTGCCAAGTACCCGGACTGGCGGCGACCGATTCCGCTCGAGGGGATGGGGTCACCGATCACCGCGGTAAATCCTGCGTACCTGGGAACGTTCGAGAAGGTCGTGAGGATATTCAACCGAGGCAGCGCACCGAACCTCGTACTGCGACAGGCAGATCCGAACTCTCTGATCCGCTGCACATTCCCTGACCATGAGCACCTGAAGAACTTCTTCGCCGGGGTGATGCCGTGCCGCGCTGATCACGAAGAACGACACGACGGCCTGCCCGACTTCCTGGGGCTCAAGGCGAAGAAGGTGGCCTGATGGCCAAGACCAACGCCCAGCGCCAGCGTGAAAAGCGCCAGCGACAGCGAGAGGCAGGCATCCCCGAGCGCAAGCTACCCTCCCCGCCGGCGATCGACGCCGCTTTCGATCGCCTGCAGGCGGTCGGCGATTTCGAGGATTGGAGAGAAGCGTTCTCGACGCTGCTCCTCAACGCCTCAGCCCTACCCGATGCCGACCTTCTGCCTCTCCTCGTCGTGTCGCGACACGAATACACGCCAAGCGAAAACGTGTCGCGGCAACTACTCGCCGCCGGACTCTCCGTAGCCGACGACGAACAGTAACCCACCACCAGATCACCGACGCTAGCCACCCTCGGCCGGCGCGGCTCTACTCGTCCTGAGGATTACCACATGAGCACTTTTGCCGTGTTCGGCATGACGCGAGACGTAGCGCTCGCCATGGCCAAGAAAGAAGTGAAGTCGGTACGCAAGACCCCGCTAGGGGATGAGCATGTTCCGATGAGCGAATGGCTCGCCGCAGTCGAGCGGAAGGCAGACAACATCATGACCGGAACCAAGGTCGTCCAGTTGAGCCAGCTCTTGGATACGCCGGACTTCTGCCACCAGTTCATCGAACTCGCGCGGAAGACGCTGGAATGCCGCGACATGCAGATCCGCGCCAGGGTCCAGCTTTGGAATGACGACGGCACGCCAGTCCTGACCAAGAAGCGCAAGCACAAGGTCGAGTGGCAGCAGTTCGGCCACCAACCGGGGAGGGCCGCAGCATGATGCATCGTGTCTACTTGTCCGGCCCCATGACTGGCATTCCCGATTTCAACTACCCGGCGTTCAACGCAGAGGAGCGGCGGATCAGAGCCCTCGGTTACTTCGTCGAGAACCCGGCGGTCAACATGGTCTACCGTGGCGCGCCGTGGCAGACGTTCATGCGCGATGGGATCAAGCGGTTGATGGACTGCGACATCCTCGCGCTGCTCCCCGGCTGGGAGCGGTCTCGCGGGGCGAACATCGAGCGCGGTCTGGCTATCACACTCGGTATGCACGTCGTCGACGCCGAGGCGCTCCCTGAGCCTGATTTCGTCTGCAAGTGCCGCGCAATCCAATTCACCTGCTGCTCGGTACCGAGCGACAACGATCCGTTCGTGTGCCGTCGCCTGGCCGGCATGCCGGCATACCTCTCCCCGGAGGATCAACTGGCAAACGCACGCCAGGCCCTCAAGCAGATCGCAGCGCTCACCGAAGTCTCTACCGGCGGAATCGGAATGGACGTGCTCAAGATCGCCAAGCAAGCCCTTTCCAACTGATCAGCGCCAGCAGGCGAGAGGTATTCCCTATGTCCGCAGAAACGCCGCGGGAGCGGCCAATCCTGTTCAACGACCAGATGGTCCGAGCCATCCTTGAAGGCCGGAAGACGGTCACCCGGCGGGTGATGAAGCCGCAACCCACGTTCTGTGTCCACCAGTCGATGCTTCATGTTGAGCGAGAACTTCAGAATGGCGAGGGCTGTTGGTGTGGGTTGGCAGAGGCAGCCTGCCCACACGGCCAGCCCGGCGACCGCCTGTGGGTGCGGGAAGCATGGCAAGGGCCGCTGATTTCCGATGAGGAACAGGCCGCCAACCAGTCATGGTGGAAGGACATGACGAAGTTCCAGGACCAAGCGCACTGCGCCTATCGCGCCAGCGGTGACAACAACGAATACGTCGATCCCGACGGTTACTTCCACTGCAAATGGAAGCCAAGTATCCACATGCCCCGCTGGGCCTCCCGCATCCTGCTTGAGATCACCGCCGTACGCGTCGAGCGGCTGCAGGACATCACTCCAAACCAGTGCATAGCCGAGGGAGCATGGCGAGAGAAGGATAAGGAGCTAGGCCGTGGCCAGGAAGCTATAGCCGCATTCGCCGATCTTTGGCGCTCGACTGGCGGCGACTGGGACGCCAACCCCTGGGTCTGGGTCATCGAGTTCAAGCGGGTGACGCCGTGAACCGCCCCATCTACTGCCGAACAACCGGCCAGCGCATCGGGCAATGCAACTGCATCCGGTGCCGGCCTCCTGAGGAAACGCCATGCCAGGCGCCTACTACAACGAATTCGACCCATATGCCGCCCAGTGTCTACGAAACCTGATCGACGCCGGCCACATAGCACCTGGCGACGTCGACGAACGATCGATCGAGGATGTTCACCCAGATGACCTCAAGAACTATACACAATGCCACTTCTTCGCAGGAATCGGTGTCTGGTCGCTCGCCCTTCGCCGCTCCGGCTGGCCAGATGATCGACCTGTTTGGACCGGTTCCTGTCCTTGCCAACCTTACTCCAAGGCAGGCAAGAGACTTGGGTTTGCTGATCCACGACACCTCTGGCCGTCATGGAGCCATCTCATCAGAGAGCGGCGCCCTCCAGAGTTGTTTGGCGAGCAGTCTCCTGAAGCGCTTGTCCATGGCTGGTTTGATCTCGTCCAGGGTGACCTTGAAGAGGCTGGATACGCCGCTGGGGCGATACATTTTGCAGCTGCCTCATGCGGGGAGCCGATCCTCAGGAAGCGGGTCTACTTTGCTGCCAAGCATATCGGCGAGGGAGCACAAGGACAGCAGTCGCGCAGAAGTCCTTGCCAGGCTGGACCGCGGAGATGGCGTGGCGAAGCGGATCTGCGCGCTATCGCAGACTCTCCGCTCCAGCCCGGAGATCGTTGGCCTCAGCCCATCGTTCGCAGCATGGACCATGGCTATTCCGGTCGAATGGGTGCTCTGCATGCCATCGGAAACGCCCTCAATGCTGAAGCGGCGACGCAGTTCATAGCCGCATACCTCGACGCTACCTCATAGCGAGGAACCCCATGGAATCCCTCAACCTGACCGCGCTGTTCCTGGACGGCGAGGATGGCCAGCGCCTGGCCGAGGTCAACGGCCTCCCCCGCCTCGGCGCCCTGCTCTCCTCCGCACAACTGCGCCAGCTCGCTCGACAACTGAACGAGATCGCAAACGACGCAGACCAGGATGCAACTGGTTTGCACACCTACGCAGCGCCACCGTATGGAGCCTGCCAGCCATGTCATTCGACGAAAGCCCCGCAGTCCGCCGCATAAACGCCCTCTGCTCCTCTACCGCGCCAGCACGCTACCTACACCTCCCAACAGGCATTCACTGGGTCGTCATCGACAGCCTGGGCAATGTCCTGCAACTCGAAAACATCGAGCGCCGGCGCCGACTGATAACCGTTTCTGACCTCGAAACCGAGGCCTGGAGAAAGCTCCCATGACCAAAGCAAATGAATGCACCTGCCCTTCCGGCGATGGCTCCCTCCGCCATCCATGCCCGGCACATCCTACGGTAGAGCAGGCAGGCGGGGATGAGCGCGTGATTGGCTGGCGTGAACGAATTCTGGCGGCGCACCCCAACAGCGATCCTGGCTTCTGGACGGACGCACTACTGGTTGAGCACATGGCGGCAGAGATTGCAGACCTGCGAGCCGCCCTGGCGCAACTCTCCCCGGCGTCGGACCTCGACCCGCTCAACCTAGCCCCGCATGTGGAAGCGTTCAACGAAGCGCCCGCTGAAGCACTCAAGCCTGAGCAGGCAGAGGCGGAGCGGCCGGAGGTGGTGGCATGGCGTTACGGCTTCAGCGGCGGAATCGTCAGCGACAAGGCATGTCTCGATGAATGGAAATCCGGCGGCGAATATCAATCGCTGATGACCGTCGCCCAGCATGAGCGCATCGTCGGGGCGCTGCGAGCGGAGATCGCAGAATGGCAAGAAGCTGCCGGGAGAGGTCGTTCCGATGTCGTGGCGTACATCGCCGAGCGCGCAAAGCTGCTGGAAGGGCGCGACGCCGCCCTGGCCAGGGTCGCGGAGCTGGAGGCGAAGCTGTCCGATCCGACAGCAGTTCATCAGTGGCAATTCAGCAATGCATGGTTCGACGGTAGCGAAGAGGTTGTGCTGAAAGCCGGCAAAGAAGGATCGCCTATCCGCACCCTCTACACCGCCCCGCCCGCCCAGGCTCAGCAACTCCACGACCTGGACAAGCAGTGCCGCGATGACGTAGCGCGTGCGCTCGGCTTGCGCCCGTCCCAGGAGCGCGGTTTCGCATGGTCCTACCTGCTGGCCTCGATCAAGTCATGCGTGAAGGCGTCCGAGGATGCCGCCCAGGCTCAGCACAGCGTGCCGGAAGGATTCCGCGAGAAGTTCAAGCAGTGCATGGAACTGGCGTTCGCCGAGATCGCCTACTACGTCAGCCCGGAGAAAGCCCGCGATCCTAATTCACGCGCTCGCAAGGCCGGTGCGCTGGCTACCGAACTACTCGCCATGCTCGCCGCCGCACCGCAGCCAGTAACGGAGGGAGAGTGACCATGAAGCAATCCGAATTCCGTGCCGAGCTGGTCAAGATCATGCCCGGCTACAACTGGACGGTCCATAAAAGCCATTCGCCAGATACGTACCTGATTGCGACAGGAATCCAGTCCAGCGGCTCAAATCGCCTTTCAACGCTGCGCGTCGAGCGTCGTGAGGCCTATGCCGGCAGTGGATCGGCGCGATACGAGGTTAAGAGCGCCGGCTACGGAAGACGCGCGCCGTGGCTCCACATCGCCGCTGATAAGACGCTCGCCCGCGCCCTTCGCGCACTGCAAGACCACTACGAGCGAACCGCAAGTCTGTACTGGTCGCATGCTGGACACATGAAGACGGGGCGGAAAGCCGTTGCCGCCGCGCCCGGCAAGGAGGGGGTGTGATGGCCGTTTACGTCGACGACATGAACGCAACCTTTGGCCGCATGAAGATGTGTCACATGCTCGCGGACACGACCGAGGAACTGCTCGCAATGGCAGACAAGATCGGTGTTCAGCGGAAGTGGATTCAGCATGCCGGGACCATCAAGGAGCACTTCGATATCTGCCTGTCGAAGAAGTCAGCAGCTCTCGCAGCCGGGGCCGTGGCTATCACGTACCCCGACGGCGTAGCAGAGATCATGAAGCGGCGCCGAGTAGCCAGCAAGGAGGTAGGTCATGAGTGAGGTGAAGCGGTTCGACCACGTGAACCATGCTCACGTTGATGACTGTGAGCACATTGAGAACCCCGAAGGGGCGTGGGTGAAGGCCTCCGACTACGACGCCCTAGTCGCCAAACTAGCCATGGCCGAGGACGCAGCAGCAAAGGGAGATGCTGCCCGCCAGCAGTGCGGCGGCATGGAGATGGAGATCCAGGAGCTGCGCGAGAACGCGGCCAAGCTCGCCGCATTCGCGCAGGAGATCATCAGCGGAGCACTGGAGGGCGGCAGCTTCGATGGGGCAGACATCCAGGAAAGTGCAGAACGCCATGGGTTGATCGCCAAGCAGGTGATGAACGAGCCATGCCGCGGCCCAGAAGAGTACTGCGCATGCGCCTGGTCTACCTCTTTCCCGACTGAATGCTACCGGATAACGGCAGAGCTTCGCGCCCTGCTCAACCAGGACAAGGAGAACGGCAATGGCTGAAGAACTGAAACCGTGTCCGTTCTGCGGATGCTCGATGCGCCTGGTGAGCAACCACGACTGGCACCGGATCGTAGGCGATCACTCGGCCGAGTGCGTGTTTCTCGACAGCGAAACCATGATGGTCCCAGCCATAAAAGATCAGCGTGAAATCGCCATCGCTGACTGGAACACCAGATCCGTCCCCGCAGGCCATGTGGTGGTCAGCGAGGATCTGCTGCGACGCATAGAGCGGGAGTGCCGGCGAGAGTCCGATTGGAACTGCGAAAACGTTCCGGCAGGAACGAACGCAGCCACGACACGCGCGAAGAAGATGCTTGAAATTGCGAACGACCTGCGCGCCCTGCTGAGCGAGCAGGAGGGAGGGAAGCAATGAGAACGCAGATATGGAGTTCTGGTGGAGGTACTCAAAGCTCAGCAATCGCAGCGTTGATATGTCAGGGGGAGCTGACCCCTGACTTGTCGATCATCGTTGACACTGAGCGCGAGATGAGCACCACATGGGAATACCTGGATCGCTGGGTTCTACCAGCGCTTGAGGCCGCTGGAGTCAAACTGAACAGAGTTGCCAAGAGCAGCTATGCGACCGTCGACCTGATGCGCAATGACGACGTGCTGATTCCGGCATTCACGACAGAAAGCGGGGCTGTAGGTAAGCTCCCGACATATTGCAGCAATGAATGGAAACAGCGTGTTATGCGCCGCTGGGCGACCGAACAAGGGGTTATTCAGGCTGACGTCTGGCTTGGCATGACAATCGACGAGCTACGCCGTGTGACACAGCCAGTCGGGAAATGGCAGCACAGATACCCGCTGATTGAGCGACGCATGACACGAGGTGATTGCATTGCAATGGTCAAGCGCATGGGTTGGCCAGAGCCTCCCCGGTCGGCCTGCTACATGTGCCCCAATATGAGTTCGCATGATCGGAGATGGCAGAAAGAGAATGCTCCAGCCGACTTTGAGAGAGCATGCGAGTTTGACAGGCAATTGCGACTCATTGATCAGGACCTGTGGCTGGTTGAAACGGCAGAACCTCTAGAGGAGGCTGACTTTTCGATTGAGAGCGACCTTTTCACCGGCAGGTGCGATTCGGGAATGTGTTTCAACTAGCCACCCATCGCCAACCACTGTACGCATATACAGTAATTCGGATAATGGGCTACCCACTACCCGGATTGCATATGCGCACGAAACCCTTCCGCCCGCCGCGCCGGCATGAGATCGCCGGCCTCCGCTACTACCGCACTGCCTCAGCCTACAACTGGCTCGGGATCACGATGGCCCATCCGACCCGAGCAATCCAGTTGCTGCTCGAGCAGTGCGAGCCAGACGTGCTCTCGCCGATGTTCAACATCGAGATCGACGCGATCCTGCGCCAGGCCGACGAGTACGCAAAGACCGGCCAGGCGCTCGAGCGCGAGCAATTGCGCGAAATGCTCATGCACCTGATCTCGAAAGCCGCGGGCGACTGATCCGGAGCCCTTCACATGAAGAAAGCCATTTCCCGACTGGCGGCAGCAGCCGTCATCGGCGCCAGCCTGGTCGCGCTACACGCAGTGATCGAACTCGCGCCAGCATTCGCAGCCCTGCAATGGGGCTGCTCGTTCTAGTTCGCCGGTAGCCGAATAGGCTGCCAGTCCCCGAAAACCATTTTCCCGACCAGCGCCAGCAGGACGGGGAGGTATTGCCCATGATCAGGTTTTTGACCGCAGAAGAAGTAGCGGAGTTGACTGGATTTGTTCGGCCGGCAGCCCAGAAGCGCTGGCTATCTGAGAACGACTTTTCGTTCGTAGAGGGAGGCGATGGTCGACCGAAAGTCTTGGAGGAGGTTGTGCTAAGTCGCCTGGGCGCAAGACAGGCCAAGAAAGAGAAAGGACCGCGACTGCGGTTGACGGGATAGGAGATAGAGATGCGTCCGAGGAAGAAGGATAGACACCTTCCGATGTGCATGTTTCAGCGAGGGCCATCCTTTTATTTCGTGAGGGATGGGAAGTGGACGAATCTTGGGAGGGACTATCGCTCCGCTCTTCTTGAGTACGCGAAGCTCACCGGCGGCGCCAGCAAGGATGGGATGATCGACCTGATCGACAGGGTGATGGATCACATTGCGCCGTATCGGTCAGCGAACACGATTACCCAATATCGGGCTGTAGCCGAACGGCTGAAGGACATGTTCGCAGAGTTCCAGCCAAGGGAAGTTCTGCCGAAGCATGTTGCTCAGGTAAAGACACATATGGCGTCGACACCGAACATGGCGAACAGGACTCTCACCGTTCTCCGCGTTGTGTTCGCGCAGGCTCTTGAGTGGGGGGAAGTGGACTCGAATCCTTGCATTGGGATCAAACCTCACTCTGAGAAAAAGCGCGGCCGCTACCTCAACGACAAGGAGCTGCTATCCATTCTCGACAACTGCAGCGAGTACATGCGGTGCATCTTCGAGCTTGCCTACCTCACCGGTCAGCGGATCGGTGATGTTCTGTCGATCAAGCTCGATGACGTGAGCGATGACGGAATCGCATTTCAGCAGCAGAAGACGGGCTCGAAGGTGCTCATATCGATGACCCCGGACCTAGATGCCGTGGTGCAAAGAGCGAAAGCACTACCGCGCCCTGCCGATGCGAAGAACCTCATCTGCAACAGGAAGGGGAAGCAGGTGGACTATGCGACAACGAGAGATGCATGGAAGAGGGCTCGAGAGGCGGCGGGCGTCACCGATGCGCGAATCCATGACCTTCGCGCGAAGGCCCTGACTGATGCGAAGAAACAAGGGAAAGATGCCAGGAAGCTTGGCGGTCACACCGACCCCCGCATGACAGATCGGTATATAAGGCAGAGAGAGCATGAGGTGGCAGAGCCACCGACAATGCCGAGGAAATCGGGTTAGTATTGGAGGAATTTCAATACTCCAAAACGCGCGCCCTCACGGCGCGCCGTAAACCATTGATGAATAAGCCAAATACCGATCTCGCACAACACACGCCGATGATGCAGCAGTACTTCAAACTGAAGCATCAGCACCCCGACCAATTGATGTTCTATCGCATGGGCGACTTCTACGAGCTGTTCTACGAGGACGCGAAGAAGGCCGCCAAACTGCTCGACATCACCCTGACCGCACGCGGCCAGTCCGGCGGCAAGGCGATCCCGATGGCAGGCATTCCCTTCCATTCGGCGGAGGGCTACCTGGCCAAGCTGGTCAAGCTCGGCGAGTCGGTGGCGATCTGCGAGCAGATCGGCGACCCGGCCACCAGCAAGGGGCCGGTGGAGCGCCAGGTGGTGCGGATCATCACCCCCGGCACGGTGAGCGACGAGGCGCTGCTCGACGAACGCCGCGACAACCTGCTGGCGGCGATCCTCGGCGACGAGCGCCTGTTCGGCCTCGCCGTGCTGGACATCACCAGCGGCCGCTTCAGCGTCCAGGAGATAAAAGGCTGGGAAACCCTGCTGGCCGAACTGGAGCGCCTCAACCCGGCCGAGCTGCTGATTCCAGACGACTGGCCACAGGGCCTGCCGGCGGAGAAGCGCCGCGGCGTACGTCGCCGCGCGCCATGGGACTTCGATCGCGACTCGGCGCACAAGAGCCTCTGCCAGCAATTCGGCACCCAGGACCTGAAAGGCTTCGGCTGCCAGAACCTGACCCTGGCCATCGGCGCCGCCGGCTGCCTGCTCGCCTACGCCAAGGAAACCCAGCGTACCGCCCTGCCGCACCTGCGCAGCCTGCGCCACGACCGCCTCGATGACACGGTGATCCTCGACGGTGCCAGCCGCCGCAACCTGGAGCTGGATATCAACCTCAGCGGTGGCCGCGAGAACACCCTGCAATCGGTGGTCGACCGCTGCCAGACCGCCATGGCCAGCCGCCTGATGAGCCGCTGGCTGAACCGTCCGTTGCGTGACCGCGCGGTACTGGAAGCCCGCCAGGAGTCCATCGCCTGCCTGCTGGAACGCTACCGCTTCGAGAACCTGCAACCGCAGCTCAAGGAAATCGGCGACCTCGAACGCATCCTCGCCCGCATCGGCCTGCGCAACGCCCGCCCTCGCGACCTGGCGCGCCTGCGCGACGCGCTGGCGGCGCTGCCGGACCTGCAGAACGCCATGACCGAACTGGAAGCGCCGCACCTGCAGGCGCTGGCCACCACCATCGGCACCTATCCCGAACTCGCCGAACTGCTGGCCAAGGCGATCATCGACAACCCGCCAGCGGTGATCCGCGACGGTGGCGTGATCAAGACCGGCTATGACGCCGAGCTGGACGAGCTGCAGGCGCTGAGCGAAAACGCCGGGCAATTCCTGATGGACCTGGAAGCGCGCGAGAAGGCCCGCACCGGCCTGCCCAACCTGAAGGTCGGCTACAACCGCATCCATGGCTACTTCATCGAGCTGCCACGGGTGCAGGCCGAACAGGCGCCGGCCGACTACATCCGCCGGCAGACCCTGAAAGGCGCCGAGCGCTTCATCACGCCGGAACTGAAGGCCTTCGAGGACAAGGCGCTGTCGGCCCAGAGCCGCGCCCTGGCCCGCGAGAAGGCGCTCTACGAAGAGCTGCTGGAACGCCTGATCGGCCACCTCGCTCCGCTCCAGGACAGCGCCTCGGCGCTGGCGGAACTGGACGTGCTGGCGAATCTCGCCGAACGCGCGCTGAACCTCGACCTGAATCGCCCACGGTTCGTCGAACACACCTGCCTGCACATCGAGCAGGGCCGCCATCCGGTGGTCGAGCAGGTGCTGGAGACACCGTTCGTGGCCAACGACCTGGCGCTGGATGCCGACACCCGGATGCTGGTGATCACCGGTCCGAACATGGGCGGTAAATCCACCTACATGCGGCAAACCGCGCTGATCGTGCTGCTTGCGCACATCGGCAGCTTCGTTCCGGCTGCACGCTGCGAGCTGTCCCTGGTGGACCGCATCTTCACCCGCATCGGCTCGTCCGACGACCTTGCCGGCGGCCGCTCGACCTTCATGGTGGAGATGAGCGAAACCGCCAACATCCTGCACAACGCCACCGACAAGAGCCTGGTGCTGATGGATGAGGTCGGCCGCGGCACCAGCACCTTCGACGGCCTGTCGCTGGCCTGGGCAGCGGCCGAGGACCTGGCCCGGACTCGCGCCTTCACCCTGTTCGCCACCCACTATTTCGAACTGACCGTACTGCCGGAAAGCCAGCCCGCGGTAGCCAACGTGCACCTGAACGCGACCGAGCACAATGAACGCATCGTGTTCCTGCACCATGTACTGCCGGGACCGGCGAGCCAGAGCTACGGCCTCGCGGTGGCCCAGTTGGCCGGCGTGCCGGCCCCGGTAATCCAGCGCGCCCGCGAACACCTCAAGCGCCTGGAAACCACCAGCCTGCCGCACGAGATGCCGAGCCAGCAGAGCGGCAAGCCCGCCTCGCCGATGCAGAGCGACCTGTTCGCCAGCCTGCCGCACCCGGTGATCGATGAATTGTCGAGGATCAATCCCGACGATATCAGCCCGCGGCAAGCTCTCGATCTGTTATATGCATGGAAGATGCGGGTCTGA